AGGCCAAGCCGCGCAAAGCGCGGTGCTGCGCAGCCTTGACTTTCCCTTTTTCCCGTGTCTAAAGGTAGTCAAGCGAAGCGAGCGAGCGGCAACGCCGCTCGGCGCTCCGCAAATTTTGAGTACGGGAGGACAACCGAAATGACACATGAAACAATTACGCACAAAGATGTAAACCGCTTCGTATGGTACACCAGCCGAAAAGAAGCATTAAGCATGGCAACGATACTAAGGGGAAAAGGGATAAAAGTCTATATTGGAGGAAAAAGAGCAAAAAACAGCTACAACTATCACGACATCAAAATTGCAGCGATTTACCACAACGCATGGATCGGAAGCGAAATGCCTTGGGTCATCGCATGGCATGACTAAAGGAGAAATAAAAACAACCCCCCTGACCCTAAAGGGCACGGGGGGAAGTTTTTATTTAGAGGGGGTCTTACTGATAATCTGCTCTGTATCGTATTCTAAGGCACTTACCTGCTTCACGGACTTAGGGATGGTATACCACTTAGCCCTACCAGCCTTACACACCGTGTTGACCAGCTCTTGACCTCCCTCTGGGCGATGTTCCATAGCGATACAAGAGCGATAAGGAGTAAGACGGCAGAACCAGCCGATACGGTTGCAAAGGTAAATGCGGTCGCAGAGGTCACGAATCTTTTTATCAAAGTCCATGGTCTGAGACGAAACAATAATAGTCAAGTGATACTTGCGTTGCATCTTAAAAAATTCGACAGCTTCACGGGGCATAGTCTTAAAATCACGGTTAGAGTGAAGGACGCCTATTTCATCAATAAGGATAAGGGAATCAGGTAGAAAGGTCTGTTTCCAATATTCATTTTCTAACTCATAACCAATACCCATATTAGAATAGATAAGCCCCTTATTAGAGCGAAGCCACTTATCAGCAACACGAGACATATACAGAGATTTACCAGAACCTTTTGAACCAACAACAGCTTCCAATTTGTAGGGGTTTTTGCAATAATTATCGATATATACAAAAAGCCAGCAAATACAAAAGATGAGAAGACCATAAAGCATAACATATAATCCTTTCATAAGACGAGAAAACGTCGCCGACCATAAAAATGGTCGGCGGCGTTTTCTCTCAGCGTTTAGGAACGACCGGGAATCCAGCGGCGAAGAATGCGGAGAACGATGCCCGCGATAGTGAGAATCACGAAGACGAGAAGAATGGGCTGAGATTCATAGAAACCAATGAGCTGACCCATCCAACTAATCATCGATGTGAAGAACTCACCGACCAAGGAAAGCAGCGTTGCGAGAATAGAAGTAGCAGCACCCTGAAGTCATCATCCTTTCATAAAATATTTATGGCACCTGTCACGGACGGAGCAGGAGGACCAACATAGAGAAAACAGCAGCGAAAATAATGAAATAACCAATCTCAGGGACAGAAAAGATGCCGAAACAATACTGCAAAGGTAAAATTTCCATCAGATCATGCGCCCCCAAATCGCATTTTTAATCCAAGTAACAGTAGTAACGAAGACAAGGACAACAAGCAAAGCAGAAACGCAAGCTTGCGGGTTGAGAACTTGAGAAATGGTAGTGGAATCCTCCTCATAAGGGAGCTGAATAAGTTGAGTCGCACTATTATAGGAATACCTTTCGGACGTATAGCCGGACTTGTGAACCGTCTCAGTGCGTTCGATGAAGAACGTATCGCCGAACCAATCCATAATAGCAGTGAAACTATTAGAGACAGCAGGGAGATTAGCATACAAAGCCGGAGTATCTGCGGCGCGGTCATCATAAGCGGTCAAACTCCCCTCAAAAGGCAGGTCTTCTTCCTGCGACACATAGCCGTCGCGGAGGTCAGGACTTTCGATAATGTCCTGCGCAGGCTCAGCGGGAACAGGAGGATCTTGCGGCTGAGATTCAACAGCTTTCGCATCCAAATCGGCAACAGCCTTCGCGGATGCCTTGAGATAATCGTACTGCTGAACAGTCAGGTCACATGTGCGACCATCTTCATACTGGACTGTATAAACAGTAACACCGTCAGAGTCAATCCAAGTTTTGACAACAATAGGCACTTCCAACATTATTCACCCCCATTCCAAAGACTTTGCAGAACGAAACCAACAAGAGAAAGCAAAAAAAGCATAAGCACTAAGCCACCAAAAGTGCCGAAGTGGAAAAAGGGCATATTCAACACTTTATAGACAAACGAAGTAACTACACCGAGAGTTGCAACAAAGTCTACCATGGCAACCAATCCTTTACAAACTTATAAATACCGAGGCCGACAAGGAAAACAACAACGGCAATAACGAGAGCGCCACCAGAACCAAAGAGACTAAAAACAGATTTGAAAAAATCAAGAAAGGTCATCCGGCCACCGCCTTTTTAATGAGCATTCGAAGAACAACAGCGCCAAAGCAAAGAAGAGAGACAGAAAAGAGGAATGTACCTAAGTTCTGGAAAAGACCGCCAAGAAGAGCAGAAGCACCGGAGGCAATATCAGAAGCAACAGATGAGACAGAATTCCAAGAATTCAAATCATCCTTAGAATCTTTAAGGGTATCGGAATCAACTCCAAATTCATTGGTAATAACATCTTGCAAATCCTCAGGAGAATTAGACAACCAGTCACCAAGCTTGACGTCAGGCAAGAGAGAAACAGGAACAAGGAGAGAAAAAGCGAAAGAAGCGGTAGTATCAAAGGCAGAAGCAGAATAAACAGGGGAGGAAGAAGGCTTTTTCACAAAAACAAAACCGATATCAGAAGATGGAATAGTATATCCGGACGGATAAGGGACAAAAGAATGAGTCCCCAGAAGATAACGATTAGAATTGAGATTTATATGCACCAAGGCAGGATGATAATCAAGTTGAACAATAAACGAAGAGTCACCACCCTGTAAACCATAGCCACTTGCGGAAGAAGAAGTAGTTTGACGTAATGCAAAAGGATATGAATAAAAGGGGGAAGAAAAAGTGAAAGAATCTAAAGTATCAGTAGAAGAGCCAGAAGAAGAACCATCAGTATTACCGAAAGAAAGAATACGGTCTGAACGACTAAAACAAGAAGTTAAAAAGCCATAAGTTCCAGAAGGTTGAGAAGAAGTAGAATAAACGCGAACAACAGAAGTTTGAGGAGAAAAGCCATAACCAATAGGGAAAGAGGGAAGTTCAGACCAAAGACCAGAAGCACCGCGAAGAGGATAAGGAAAAGCGCAAGCATAATCATAAGCCAAGCCAGAATCGTTAGCTAAATAAGAAACATCAAACGCATGCGTAGAATAAGAAATAGAATACGGCAATGTATAAGAATAGCCAGAAACAGCAATAGGAGAGCAAAGAAGCTCAAAACAATCTATGCCGTTATAAGTAAGCTTACGCCAAAGAAACCAAGACCCATGATGACTATAAAAATCAGCAAGAGAGGGCATATCCGCTTCCCTATCAGATGCAGCAAAAGCAGGAACAGAAAGCGAAAAAACAAGCATCAGAGCCGCAACAAGGGAGGCGAAACGCTTCAATAAGCACCGCTGCTTCTTCTTCACTTCGCCACCACCTTTCACGGCATCGAATAACGGAGGTCAAGTCCGTATTGGTTGCGGGGTCTGGATTCGAACCAGAAGCTTCACATTCAGAGTATGACATGCTACCATTGCACCACCCCGCCATGTGAGAGCGGCGAGCCGCTCTCCCATAGGAAATGAAATTGAGTTTGAACAAAGGAAATTAAACTTCCTCAATTCCGAGAAGATAACCGTTGCGGTCAAAATCGAGGTCATACATAGCGCCGACGACAATAAGCGCATACGACATCAAGCGAGCGTCAACATTGATTCTATCAACCTGTACGCCGTCATTGTCATCGTTTGCACGCATCGGATATTCGGCCATCAGAGTAGTAAAATCATAGTCTTTGCCCTGCTTAGAAGTGCCAGCGCGGCGGGACTTACCAACTACAGTAACTTTCATAAAGCGACCATCCTTTCATCAGAATAAAGATATATCATCAAACCCGACTTCACTAAAGGGAGAGGGGTCATCAGCAACTTTGTAAAATTCCTCAACCGCAATGCGAGAAGATTCCGAGAACTGTGCGACTTCCTGTGTAAGCGCAAGAGGGGAGAACGGAAGACACTCATTATAGAACTGCTCCCACTTGCAACAAGCGAGGAAGAGAAGCTCAGGGCGATAAAGCAGAATATCAATAATCCTATGACCAAAGACATTAGCAACATAGGACATTTTTTGTTCCTCGGTATGGATAGAAACGGAGAACTTTTGAGCAAGGTCATTACTAAGGGGATGCGATAAGTCCTTAGTAAAGGGAATGCGACGGACTTCTAAGTCTGTCACGAATTCCATGTCTTCCCAGCCATCTGGAAGAAGAGTTTCATTTCCGTAGCGGTTCCAGACCTTACGGAGATAGGCAAAGAGGTTATCAGGGTCTTCATAATAGAACCAGAAAAGCGGAGAAGGGTCATAGACAGAACGAGAACCAACACGCACACGAGAAGTAAATTTCAACTCCACTTCGTAACGAATAATATAGGAATCATCAGGGCAATCCAGAAGCTCACCAGAAGCCGCACAGAACTTTTTTTCAGGGTCTTGCAGAGACTTGTTATAGATACGGCAGAAGACAGCAGAAGACGTTCTACGACCGATATAGACGGTAGTGGAATCGCCATAGCCTTGATACATGAACTTGCGAACCTTACGGGCTTTTTCAGGATTGTTCATCTCATCGACAGAAGCAGAAATAACACCCAAATAGAACTCTCGCCACCGTTGTTTTGTCATAACAACATCGAAACAAAAGTCGAGACGGGAAAAATGGCCGAATTCGTGACCATCCTGCATCAGCGAAGCGAGTCGCGGCAAGGTAGAGCGGAAAAGCTCACAACCATAGCCAGACACATGCAAAGAGTGCGGAGACTGTTTCGCGCCGTTGTTCGGCTTATAGAAGAGTCCCGCAGGGGAATTAAAGGGGGAATTCTCACTTGCGTTGGAAGTCTGCGCAAAGTGCAAATCACACTGAGCAAGAGCATCTTCAATTTTGGGAATAGAGATTGAACCCTGTTCAAAAGCAAACGTTGCGTAGTCAAGTTTAACAACCGTTTTCATGTGAGAAAACCACCTTTCATTTCCATGGCTAAATGTTACCAGAGTATGGATGACTTGTCAAGAAGAAATTTCAAAAGGTGGGCGTATTACATGAACGCCCACAGACTCCAGCCGTCCGACCCGCAGAGGACGGGGGACGAGGGACGGCGGGGGGGACGGGGGACGGCG